AAAATTAAGACCACGGAAACCCCAACCAAATATGTCAGTGCAGGCTATCAACGGATGCTGATCATATGTGATGTTTGGAGTCTTTGGATTGTATACAAAGGTGTAAAAGTTTCCAACATCAGGAACTGGTGTGACTGTATCATTTAAAAGAGACATGATTTCTAGCATCATATCTTCCTGATCATTTGTTGGATTGTTTATATTGTTACCTTCAAGTCTACTCATCGGATTCCGAGTTCTTTCTCTGTGATTACTTTAAATTCAATACGATGGTCTTCACAAAATTCTTTTGCAGCCTTCCACTTTGCCTGATTGACTGCATAGGTGACACACTCAGTAATGTATGATTTTGTTTTACGACTTCTTGGTTTAGGAGGCATGGTTTGCTTATGTGGTTTGACTTCAACCACATAAGTTTTTATCATGTCATTCTTTTCTTTCACCTTTATCAAATAATCTGGATAATATTTATGAACTCGATTATCCTTTGGTGAAACATATGGTATACTAAACTCTTCAGATGCCCATGATATAATACTATTATTCATATCACACCATTGACAAAACTTTCTTTCCCAACTACTACGGCAAATAATCATTTTCGAGTTGCCTTTATACTTGTGTGGATACACAGGAGTATACTTGCTTTTAATACTCTCTCCCATAACTTGCCTACATAATATACAAGGTCAAACTATATTTATATATGGCAACCATCCAACCACAAAGAAGATCGCTTGCAGAGATAAAATCCAAATTACTTAATCCTGCAACCACGTCACACTTTCAAGTGAATATTGGAACTCCATCTCGTTCTGATGGATCCTTTAATCGTTTTTTGAGAGAGACTGGTTTAAATTACGATCAAGATCAACTTAATATACTTTGCTCTGATGCGGTATTACCCGGTTCAAGACTTGCAACCTCAGAGATCACAAATGACTTTCATGGTGTTAGGGAGAGACATGTTTATAGAAGATTATATGATGATGCAATGCAACTATCATTCTATACAGATGCAAATGAATATACACCAATAAAATTTTTTGAAGCATGGATGAATTATATTACTGGTGAAACAACAGAAAATATTTTTATTAATGCGAAAGATCCTAGTTTTTCATATCGGATGAAGTTTCCGATAAATTACAGAGGATCTCTTGAGATCACTAAATTTGAAAAAAATATTGACTCAAGAAGTCAAGGAGATCCACTTACATATAATTTTGTAAATGTTTTTCCAATTTCTGTTAATTCAATGCCTGTGTCCTATAATCAATCATCTCTTTTGAAATGTAATGTATCCATGGCTTACACAAGATATTTTATAGACAGAGGCAGATCAGGCACTATATCTGATGTGTTTGATCCAATCGCACAGGCTGCAGCGAACGTCAGATCAATTTTCAATCTTTTTAATTGAAAATAACCTGCTAAATAAACTTACTGAATTGTATTATTATGCCATTACCAAAAATTGCAACACCAAGTTATGAACTTGAATTACCATCATCAGGAAAAACCATTAAGTATCGACCTTTTCTTGTAAAAGAGGAAAAGTTATTAGTCATAGCACTTGAGAGCAATGATACAAAACAAATAACAAATGCAACTAAGGCAGTTATTCGATCATGTATTCTTACAAAAGGAATCAAGGTTGAGCAATTACCTACATTTGATATTGAATATTTGTTTTTAAATATACGTGGTAAGTCAGTGGGTGAAGAAGTTGATGTAAAAATCACTTGTCCTGATGATAAAAAAACTGAGGTTGATGTTAGTATCAATCTTGATGACATACAAGTTATCAAGAATGAAAATCATACTAACAAAATTAAATTAGATGATGACCTTATAATGCAACTAAAATATCCCTCATTGGATGAGTTTATTAAAAACAATTTTGATCCAAACGTATCTGGTGCGAATGCAATGGATCAGTCATTTGATTTAATAGGATCATGCATTGATAAAATTTATACAAAGGATGAAGTTTGGGCTGCTTCTGACTGCACCAAAAAAGAGATAAGTGATTTTCTTGAGTCAATGAATTCAAATCAATTTAAAGAAGTTGAGGAATTTTTTGATACTATGCCAAAGTTATCTCACACCGTAAGTGTTACAAACCCAAACACTAAAGTGAAAAGTGATGTAGTGCTTGAGGGTTTAGCGTCTTTTTTCGCTTAGCTATGGTGCATATGAATCTAGAGAATTACTTTAGATTAAATTTTGCCTTAATGCAGTACCATAAATATAGTTTGACAGAGATTGAAAATATGATGCCTTGGGAACGAGACATCTATGTAGGATTACTACAAGCACATCTCGAAGAGGAAAGACTAAAGGAACAACAGCGTCAAGCAAGCAATGGATGAGAACTCTCCGGTATATGAAAATTTTCTCAATAAAATGTCTGGTTCCATGCCAATTAGAGGAACCACTCGAAGAGTTTCTGCGTCTAAATTTTTAGGAAGAGATGATCTAGAATCAAAGGTAGAAAGCAACTCCAGAAAAATAACAATATTAAGAAGAATCATAAGTGCTAGAAGAATAAAGACAGGCGAAAATATTTCTCAATTATCAAGAACATCATCAGTTGCAAATATTGAATCAATCGTAAAAGATTTAGTAAGAGTAACAACATCAATTACAGAGACACTTCAGAGACAAGAGAAGATAAATCAACAAATATATGAGAGAAACTTAAGATTGGAGGAGAGTGAAAAAAGAAGACAGAGAGAAGAAAAATTAGAGGGAAGATTAAGTGGTATAAAAAAAACATTTAGTAAAGTTGTTCAACCTGTAATGTCCTTGTTTGAAAGAATGGCAACATTCATGTTTAGTTTAATCACGGGTAGGTTCTTTACTTTCTTATTAGATCCAAAAAATGCAAACTTCCTTAAAGGTATTCTTGGATTTATCAAAAACTTCTATCCTGCTATCATTACAGGGATAGTTTTATTTGGTAATTCAATCGGTAGACTTATCACTAGAATTTTTGTAACTGTGATTACTAAATTACCGGCACTCGCTCGACTTCTCACAACACTCGCTAGAAGAAATCCTTTAGTTTTTGCTTTGGCCACTGGAGCTGTTGTGGGTGGAGGATTCTTATTAAAAAATTTTTTAGATGATGATGATCAGACACTGAATGATAATACTGAAGAGGAAATAGATTTAGATAGCACAATTAATAATGTGCCCGGTCAAAATATTAATATGAATGATACAGCGAATGAGTCTGATATTAATGTAAATGTGAATCAAGAAGAGGATAAAGTTCCTAAATTTAATCTTGGTGGATTCGTAAGAGGGCCTGGTGGTATTGATAAAGTTCCTGCAAGATTGACAGCTGGTGAATTCGTAATGACTAGAGGTGCAGTTCAAAAATTTGGAGTGGGCACACTATCTGCGATGAACTCAATTGCCGGTGGAACAAATCGCCCTAAAGGTGGTAATTATTATAATGGTGGCATGGCACTCACACAGGATTTCAGTAATGTTATGGGTGATAATAATTTTAATTTCTCACCACAAACTTTGAATAATGTAAACATTGATCCTCCGATGGATACCTCACAACAAGCAGTATTACCACCGATCACTGAAACAGTTGAGCAACAAGCAGAACCATCTACAGGCATGAAAAATGTTCCACATTTTGAAACTGGTACGTTTCGTGAAGATTCAAAAGTTAGAATCTATGGTATAGCATGATAAACACAAATAAACTTATACCAAAAAGAAGAGGAGCGAGCAATGTTTTAACCACAGAAACGGTTGAAAACTTAGGAATTGTTCGTAAAAAATTAATAAAAGCAGATGATATTCTTAAAGAAGATCTTGTTCTCACGAAAGTAAGAGATGGTATTGAGAGAAGGAAAAAAGAGAGAGAAAGGAGAATGGAAAGAGAATCTGCTCTTGAGAAGAGTGGAAAGGGAATGGGTAAGTTTAAAAAATTTATGTTACCCGGAGTA